GATAAGAAACATCGTTGTCAGTAAAGCTAGACGAGTTGATCGTTATTCCGGTGTCGGCTGTAAACTCAATTGATGCAAGTGTTTCGCCTTCGTTCAGATAGGCATCGAAGTGTTCAACGTAATCGTTAACATCACCGATGAACATCTCGGCAGTCGCGCAATCGTTCGGCGCAACATGCTGGTTGCGATAGAACCTATTCCATCGATTGTAACGAAGGGTATTACCAGACCCTCTAGGCTGCCGAGAGGGGTACGGAACCATATTGATACGATCCATAGCGCTACGGCCCGAAAGGTTGCTCAGCGACTGGCTAGCCTGCGCCATAAGCATCTGCGGAACTTGCTTTCCAAAGTCTACAAGCCTGACAGCAAGATTGGTTGCGTAGGCCTGCAGGAACGCACGCGACACGTTAGAGGCGCTGTTCGGATCTGGCTGGTCCTCGAAGTTGTACCCAGAGCAAATATTGCGCGTCGCCCACTCTGCCGCCATCCCTTCCAGGCGACCCAAAGCCAGCTCCAAATCACCTGGGGTTGGTATTCGCGTTATCCCAGAGATCCGAAGCTGGCTGTAGGCGTCTTTGATGGCATCGATCTTGTCGAACGTGCCACCTATTTGATTACTCTGATGCCTCATAACCAAGCTCTACCTTTAGCGACTTGATGCGTTTGGTATCGAAGTCCGTAATGCCTGCCTTTTCAGCGGCGGCGCGAACTTCTTGGTTGGATAGCTTGCCTGTACCGTTGGTGTCAGCCTCTTCCTTTGTCGGGGCCTCGGATGGCGGCTCATTGCCGTCGCTAGGCCCTTGCGGATCCATGTCAGGCTCCGGGCTGGTGTCGGCCTCTCCCTTGCCGTTCGTCACGCTCCAGCCGTTGGTCAGATGCTCTTGCAGCTGCTCAGGCGGAATTAGCGACTCAGATCCATCTTTATAAACGAATACAGACATGCTTTCTTCTCCGGTTATGACACTGCTGCGCCGATGGCTTCAAGGTTGGTTTCACCGTCGGTGTAAGCGACAGTCGTGTTGGCGGCATCCAGATCGGTTGTACCGAAAGTGAATGCACCATCAGATTTAGTAGCTGTGACAGTGCCCATTCGAGCATGAGCCGAAGCAGCCACAGGAATACCAGCAATAGCTAGAACTGCCGAAGCGTACCCAGTTGCATTGTCTGCTGCCTCGATAGCGTCAATGGTGCCATCTACACCGATATCGAAGGCCACTGCCCCAAACAGAGCTTGAGGAACAACATCGTTACCAGGAGCCGTACCGGCAACTACCGCCGCTTTCGAGAACCGAACACCCCCAATGGTGAAGTCGAATGCTGCATTTGCAACTGCTGTTTTGGTGCTGCCAATAGCCAGGCCTATCAGTGTTACCGGATAATTGCCTTTCAACTTTGCCCGGATGTCGTTGACCAACACTGTGTTAGCGTCCATCGTTACCGTGTTCGAGGCAATCGTTGAATTGGCGGCTGCACCATCACTGAGATCAGCCATCTCATTGACGTTCGTACAAAATGAACCACCCATAATAATTCTCCTAAAAAGGGGCCGTTAAGCCCCTCACTTCTATTGGTTAAGTGGTTACTGGAGGCGCGGCTGCACCCTTGGCGCCCAAGATAATCCACCCGATACTATCGTCAACATAGAGCAGGGTGGCCTGGTCGAGCGCGTCGGCAAAGACGATGGTAGCCCATCCTGTAGCTGTTGCTGGTGTCAATGTTCCGTCACCACCTCCATCAGTGGTCAGATTGACAACCAGGACTTGGCCCGGGTATCCATCCGCCAAGGTTAGCGCTTCAGCGTCAGCACCAGTGGTCTTAGCAACATAGCCATGACTTACCGGGATAGCTAGTGAGTCCGCTATGGAAGTGGTCGTCAGATCACTGGACGCATCATCATCCCGACGATGATACATTTCTCCAATTTGAAAGATTCTGGACATTTTATTCTCCTAAAAGGGGCCTAAGCCCCTTATCTTTTACCAGTTATCAGAAGGTCAACGCAACGCCGGCGTTCTGCGGGTTACACATCGTGATACCGTACCAAGTAAACAGACGGTAGCGGAACGACATATCCGCGACGTTGCCATCATAAACCAGATACATCACCTGGCCGTTGCTCATGGTGTCGGAAATCACCTTCATGCCGTCGAACTCGGAAAACAACTGAGCCGGAATGGTGCCGCCGATCACTTCAATCGCTGACTTATCCCAGAACAGGTTGGTCTTGGCAGACGCGTCGATGTTCAGCCGGTCAACGGTATCGGTGTTGGAGATCGTGGTGTTGATGTTAGCGTATGCCTTCTCCAGCGCGCTCAGTGCCGCATCGTCAGCCGAGATTGGCTTCGGCGAGATCTTGAGAGACGTGCCGGAAGGCTTGTCCAAAACGGTGAAAGTCATCAGCTGGCCGGTAGAGGTCTTGTCAGCCAGACCTACTGACTCAATCGCACCGATGGACACCTTGTCACCAACGTTATAGCTAGACGAATCCGCTACAGGGATGACCGCAGAACGGTAGTCCACGTTGGTTACGATGCCGGTCAGCGTGTCAACGGAGCCAGCTTCAGGAGCAAAGCTCTGGTTCCCCGTCACCGTAGTGGCCGGGTTTGCACCGCCAACCAAGTTGGGCAGATATGAGCCAGTGAAAACATTGTACTCAGCGACGTTCTCGCCGATCTGGCCTTTAGCCCAAGTCTTCTCAGGTCGACCCTGCAAGGTCTGCCGTGCTGCCAGATCTTTGCTGAACTTCAGATTATCCCGGTCGTTCAGGATGTAGCAGCGCTGATCGTGATACTGCTGAGTTTCGTTTTGCAGCGCCTGGCCTTCCGCGATGAAGTCGTACCCGCTTGTTGCGTTTGAGCGGTAGAACTTCGAACCCTGCAGCGCCACAACGCTGGCGATCTGCTTGTTAAGCTCGGTCACCTGTTGCTTGCCTGACCGCTCACCTGCACGCTCCCAGAAACGCAGATCACGCATGTTGTCAGCACGCTGCTTAATAAAGTCGTTCTGTGGCTCGCCAAGGATCGACGGGAATGTCTCCTCGATGATGTCCTGCTCTTGTCCGGACAGATCCCAGCCTTCCAGGATCGGGCGATGCTGCTCGACAGGTTGCCAAATCACATTGCCCGCGTTTTGCAGTGATGCGCCGTCCGGCTGCATTCGCATGACCAGATCGACCAGCTGCATTTGGTCTTCGTATGTTTCCTTGGTCTTCTCAAATAAGACCTCTACCGTTTTGCCTGTAGAAAGTGCCATTAGGGCTACTCCTCAAATTACCAATCGGATACGTCGATACCCGCAGCCTTGGCTGTCTTCTTGGCATTGTAAGCGGCTTGCCCCTGGTGTTGCTTGTGGGCTGAATCATATGCTGCTTTCAGCTTCTTAGCATCACCTTTGGCCGAACCACCTTCGTCGCCTTGAATCTGCGTCGCTGGCTTTCGTGCACGACTAACTCTTTTCTGCGGGGCAGCAACGGTTGACTTCAACTCACCGAGATACAGCGCTGCGCTGATCCCTGTAGGGTCTGTCACCAAGCTACTTCTGAGCTTCTCCTGCGCCGTTTTATTCCGGCCCAAGAAATACATCACCTTTTCCGATCCTTCACCCAACCGAGCAATCATGTTGTCGGTTACAACATCGCCCATCTTTGGCAATACAGACTCAATCGTCTGCCTGACTACCGTGTCAGCGTTTTGGTAAAGCTCCGGCGTAATGCCTGACTCTTCTGCTAGCTTTGCTGCCCGTTGGTAATGACTATCCACCGCTTGGTCTAGCTGTTGCGCTGCCTGTGTCTGTGAGGCTGTTTGAGTGCTTGCCTGGTTAGCTTGCGCCACCTGTGCCTGAACCTGTTGAGCCATCCAGTTAGACAGTTCTTGCTGATACTTCGCATCGTCGTATTCAGATCCTTCTAGCGTTGGCATAGCGGCTGGTTTAGCCGTTGTTGGTGCCGGTGCTTGACCCTGCTTTAGCGCTGCGTTCTCAGTCCTTAGCTGTTCCAACTCCTCATTTTGTGCGCCGATCTTACCCTTTAGTTTTGTTCGGGCAGATACAAGCACTGCAAGAGGAACGGTTTTATCATCACTACCTTCCGAAGTCTGTTCTTCGGTTTGCATCCACGCTTCTGATTCAGTTTCGCTGGTGTCTGGCTGATCTCCCTCCCCAGGGCTATCATCCTCTTCCGCTACTTCTTCACCCGCTTCTTCTTCGGCTTTGACTTCTTCGGCGTTGGGTAAGCTTTCATCAGTCTTGACCTCAGTATCGGCGTTTTCCGCCTTCAGCTCTTCCAGAGTTTTCATCCAATCAGATCTCCGATTGCGAGTAACCCTATCAATTCGGATAGGTACGTTTGCCGTTTACCTGTCGGCTGCAGTGGTTTGAGTATAAACCTATGGTTATGTTTAAACAAACAGGCATAAATAAACCTTGCTTGATTGGTGGTTGTTACTAGACTACCCTGTTAACACTAACAACAAATAAAGGGCAAATAATGCAAACATTCACCCCCACCCAGCTACACCAGAACCCGGCCAAGGTGTTCCGTGCCGCCGACAAGGATGGTTCTGTTCTTATCAAGCATGATCGGTATCCGGATGTTGTGTTTGTACTTAAATCTGAAGAGAGGAAGAAGGAGGGCTTATCGTGAATATCCATATCTTCAGGTGTGTTGACTTCGACGAAGCTGACAGCCTTGATGCTCCGGGTATCGATGTTAGAAACCGTGTTGTTGAGGTTTTAGGATTTGCCAATAAAGTTAAGGCAATTATCAAGCTGTTAAAAGGCAGAGGTGAAATCACTGTTTGGGAAAAGGAGTAGGGCCGCAGACAGGTATCCTGCAACCAC